TATAGCAAATGTCAATAGCTAATTTATTCACTTCCAGTCCAATGGCCACGAGCATGTGCCCTGCTTGTTAAATCAATAAACCTACTTCTGATTTCGTTTAATGTCTTTTTTACTATAGGATTTTCTTCTTTATCACATACTGATTTGAGTACGTCAACAAGTTTTAAATCCTCTTGCATTACTTTGTTGACATCATATGGTTCGCGTTTTTCAATCATCTTTGCACCAAAGGTTGTGACGATATGCTGTCGTTATAATCGTTATCACCATAGTAATCGCGGGTTGCGCTTTCTTTAGTCATAATTCCATTCTTAACACGATAGGTTACAATTTCTCTACGAATAACACCGTTAGTATCTGCGTCAAACGCACTTTTAAATGGTCCTTCAGTCATTACATACTCTCTTTCTTAGATCACTGGTACTAAAACGATGATCCCTTTTATTAAAATATAATTCTATACCACGAGACCTACAAATGTCTTTACCGGTAAAATCTTGCGTTTTATATTCTTCGCCAAGAATTCGTACATCTATATGGTACATTGACAATATATCACATAAATCTGATTCTGTCAAATACGGAATGATTTCGTCAACATAACTTACAGCTTTTAATTGAGTGTACCTTTCAACAATAGTTTGAACAGGCGAATTCTTATCTGCGCGATCTAGTGTTGGATCCATTTGTAATCCGCAAATCAAATAATCGCATTGCTCTTTAGCTTCTCTTAGCATTTGAACATGACCTGCATGAAGCAAATCAAACGCCGATGCTGTAAAACCTACAATCATAATTCTTTAGGTCCGTCTGATGTAAATTCCATGTTAGATACTCTTCCAACATATATTTTACCATTCCAACGCAGCTTAATTCGTTGATTTGCCACATAAGCTTCGAACGAAATTTTAGGCTGCATTCTGTCTGTCTCAACCTCAACTGTTACATCTGTAAGGGTACTAGTTATCTTACAAACATCATCGTATTCTATTTTACTCATTCACGTATTCCTCTATTATAACTAATTGCTTCACTTATTAAACTCAAATTATATCCTGTCTTTTTTGCACTATGTACTATCGCTGCAGTATCTTTTGGAAAACAATGTCCACCAAAGCCACGATCATCTTCATTAACATATGTATGACTTTTACCGATACGCGGATCGTCACTAACATTCATTAATAGTTCATTTGGTTCAACACCAGCATTTTTTGCCATATCATATATCTGATTAAAGAATGCAACCTTTGTCGCCAAGAATGCGTTTCTAAACAATTTAGTTAAAATTAAAACCTCAGGATCTTTAATATCAACATGTACCTTTAACGCATCTGATAATAAATCAAGCCAAAACTTAGTATCACCTCCACCAATAGAAACTGATGTATGGCTTTTAAAATCTTCAAATGCATGAGCTGCTCGTAAATATTCTGGTGAAAAAGTTATTTTGTTTGCGTTAGGTCGTCGAGCAAGTAATCTCCAGCCTTGAAGGCTAATAGTTGATTTTATTAGTATAGGTGTTTCATCATCGCTTAAATCTACACAATCATATACATTTTTCATATTACATTCGCCATCTTCACCTTCAGGTGTTGACACTGAAATAATTATTGCATCGGCATCTTTAAATACTGATTGATCCTTGTATCCTAATTGTGGATCAAACACTTTAATATCATGTGATGTTGATAGGATTAGTCCATGAGCCTTACCAACAAAACCATTGCCACATATTACGATTTTCATTTAGATTCTTTCCAATTATGAATTAGTTTAAGCTTTTCTTCTTTTGAAACACCTTCTACCATGTGGGGATTATCTCTGTCCCATAATTGTAATACTCTTTCTTCGTCTAAAATGAATGTGTCTAGAATTTGCTCACCTAACCAGTGTTGCGAAAATTCTTTAACTTCTTCCATAGTTACTGAGTCGTTTGTCCATTCAATAGCTTCTGCAATTGATGGAACTTTTCCGTCTTCTGCCAACGCACTCATAGGTACGAGGTAACGCATACGGTGTGTTGACACCACAGTGGTTACGACATAACGTTCGTCGTTATCTTCTGACATTTGTATTCTCCTTAGTGATTTATCCAAATGACTTTAGCATATCTTGCATCAAGCCAGTCTCGGTATTCTTGTGCATCCAATGGGCATGCGAAGTATTTATTAATTTTTTTATTCTTATAATATGCTTTAATTTGTACCATATTAATCTTCTCTGTAGAATATATGTGAACCCATACGTGCTACCCTGTGCATAGAAGGTGCCCAATAAGGAGATACGTATGTAGCATGGTAATGTGTTGCGCTTTCTGTAATTCCACGATGTGTTTGGTGTACATACATATCACGGGCATGTTTACGTGATTTTTCCCAAGCTTCATCATCTTGTGGTACATCTGATTTGCCATCGCAATACCAAGAAAACTGACATGTCTTTCTTCCAATCTTATAACCGTCATGTACTACATCACAAACAGTTGAAGGGTAACGTGAACTTTCAACACGATTTAGTACCACATCAGATACTGATACTGCATCAATCAGAGATGTCGCCCTGGTCTCATAATAGATGTTTAGAGCCATACACTCGAGTTCTTTTGAGTGGAACTCAATCAATGTATCTTGGAGGTCCTGAGCGTTCAGTTTGGTGCCCGTATAGATGAACCCGCCAAAGGCAGTCGTATTGATAAGAAGTGCACATATAGCCGTTTTAATTTTCATAATTTTTGCCTCAGTTTATATTTGTTGATTCTAATATAACTGATTCTATACCAAATGTCAATAGTTAATTGTGACCAAAGTTACTTTTTATTTGAGTTAAAACGTTTGTTAGTTTAAATATTAAGCCTGATGCTTTGGCTTGGTCTGACCAATAACTCTCGTCACCAGTCAGATCTGATAATACTTCAAGCAGCATCATATTTTGATTTCGTAATGTATCCATTTCTTGGTAGCACGCATTTATATCTCTGTTTAGTTCTTTAATCTCTAATCTGAGAACATCTATACCTGCTGTACCTTTATGAACCTTCATTGCCATACTTTTCGTAGAAATCGTAATCTATTTGGTAAACCTTTTTAATAAAGGCAATTTGTTCTTTACTGAAATCATCAGCCGTGATTTCTTTTTTAGTTTGATTTAGCTTCTGTGTTATTCCAAAGTGGCTGCACACACCATGTTTCTTAATGACTGTAAACCCAACAAATTTGTTAATATCAATAAACCATGCTTGTGGGTGAAAATGATGTAATTGATGCGCTGAACCAATTTTATGTAAATTAGCAAAGAAGTAATCAATTTTTTCTTGTTTAGTACATTTGCTTAAGTCAACACCAAATGTAGAAAATATATCTTCACCATAATGATAATATCTTTGCTTTTCAGTAACATATGCATTAATACATGAAACGAACCTTTCAACAGGATCTGAATATACAACAAGAGGTCTGCCTCGAGCATCATCGTATTCATCAGTATCTCTAAATACCTGTTTACGATCTGGGAATGTTTCTTTAACGGTTACACTACAACTCCTTGGTATTTCAAACCAATTTCGTTTACCATCAAGGTTATACATTAATGGAAACTTAAGCTTTTGACACCAAAAACAATTACATTTATTAAATTGAAAGTCTTTATCTAATTTGGTTGTAGGTAATAAAAATTCTCTAATCTCAGGATCTTCAAATGCAAACGCTGGTAATTTATCAACCGGAAATCTTTTTAAGATATGAGTATTATTACCGTCTGGTGCAGGACCCTCTTCCATTAAACTTTCGTCAAGTTTAGAGTATTCACTATAACCTCTAATATCTTCCATCCATTTAAATGAGTCAAATGCGTGAGCAAAAGAATCGGCTTTAACTTTACGGGTTTCAGCTCCTCCCATCCATGCAAAGTGCCAACCCATATCCTGAATGATTTTATTTTGATGCGTTGGCCAACGGACAGGGTAATGCATGGCGCCACATCGTATTCTATTTACAGATGTTTTCATAATTTGTTTTTTGGTTGCAAAGAACATGGCTTTCCACCAAACTACATGACTGCCATCAGTATTAAACGCTCTTAAATCTGCACGACCTTGTAAATATGCTAATGGTATTTTAAGAATAATTTCTGGATTATTCCTGCACATCTGAGCAACCCATTTAACATTCTCTGGTTTAATGATTTCATCTGCATCACCATATATGAATACATCATCGTCATTAAAATTATCCATGGCTTGCATAACAGCGTCTTTTTGTAAACGCTCACGTACCCTAGCATATAAAGAGTTTTCACTGTCTCTATTTGCACCAGCATTAATCCTATCAACCTTTTCAATTACTAAGTCTTCTTGTTCAGCAATGTCATGTTCAACATAATGGATCCTTTCCATTGGTAAACCTTGCTGACGTGCAATCTCTAAAAATTTACGTTCAACTGGTTTACCGCTATGTGTTTTATTAGACTCAACAATAATAAACTTATCCACTACATCTTTTAAAAGATTAACTCTAAGTTTTAAGAGTTCAACCCCAGTAGGAGCAAAAAATGGAAAGCAATCGACAATCATTACTTAGTCCTCTCGAGTACGGTAAGTCCGTTGTTGTTAGTTCGGAATTCTTTAAATTTCCACTCAGGGTTGTTAATAACAAAATTAACGATTGGTCCGATTAATCCTTCGTTAGGCATTGGTCGTTTATCAGCGAAATCTCTCCAGTTTTCTTTTTCATCTCTGCAGCCATATGTTTGTGTATCGTGGAAAACCAAAAACTTATTTGCTTTATTACCATGCATTGCTAATTCACGTTTTAATTGAGAACCAGAATGCCATGTATCAATAAAAAGTAAATCAGTTTGTTCTATATCAATATTCAATACGTTTGCTTTTTCGTATACAACATCTTTACCTACAGTCTTGGCTCGTTTAAATAACTCGCTTACTTCCCAGTTCAATTCAATATCATATGACCTTAGGGCTGCATTAGTATTAAGGAATGCTTTGGTACTTTGACCATCACGCACTCCCATTTCTGTAATATGTTCACATTCCATTCCTAAATTAAATAGCAACTCGAGATGCTCATTAATATCAGAAAATGTATTCTTGGCGTTATTATATTCGCCTTCTATAAATTGTACGAAACTCATATGTCTAACCACCTTGTATTGTTTAATGTCCAGTTAACTACCTCAGCAATACGTTGTTGTACTGGCTTTGGTTCCCATCCCATTTCTTTCATTCTATTACCACTCAACGCATAACGTAAATCATGCCCCGGCCTTGAACTATGGAAATCCATAAATTCATAATTAAGTGGCTTATCTTGAGCATCAGCAATCATTTGAGCTAGTTCTAAATTATTCAATTCAGTTGCACCACAGATATTAAACTTTGGACATTTGACGCCAGAGTTATTAGTAATATTAAGTGTACCCTCATGTTCTAATAAAAACAGAGTTGCATCTGCCACATCTTCAGCATGGATATAATGACGAGATCCTGGGATTGTTTTTGACGCATCACTATGAATTGTTACCTTACCACCATCTCGTACATTACGAATAGTCATAGGAATAAATTTCTCGGGATGTTGTCTTTCGCCAAATACATTCATAGTATGTGTAATATAAATTGGCATGTTATAAGAATTCTGATATGCTACACAAAGCTCTTCAGCACCAGCCTTTGAAGCCGAGTACGGATTAGTTGAATTGTAACGATCATATTCATCATAATTAACACCTTCTGGCGCTGGTCCAAATACTTCATCAGTTGAGAAATATAGGAAACGCTCAAGGTTTTCTTGTTTACGTGCAAACTCTAAAATGTTACATGTACCGACAACATTATCCATAACAAATTCCATTGGAAAATCAATAGAACGATCTACGTGTGAACCTGCAGCCAAATGTGCTACAATATCAATTGGTCCAATGTCAGCAATAAGCATTGGATTAAATTCAGCTTTTAAATCGTGGAAAATTGTACGAAGACGTTTGCGTTCTTCTGCAGTACGTTCTTGTAAGAGATCATGTAATCTGTTTAAATTACCGCTATAGTCTAAACGATCGACTGTAATAATTTCCCAGTCAGTTTGTTTAAGTACTCGGTTAATTAAATGGTGTGCGATAAAACCACCACCGCCGGTAATCAGAATTCTTTTTGACATAATATCTCCTTCATCAAAATCATAGTGTAAAGAACAACCACGTGATAATCAGAGGTGGTTGTCATATTAATTGTATTTATAATCAGAATTTATATTTGATTGTTGCCTTCACACTATCATCAATGTTTGATGTTTGGCCAGTCCATGGACTAACTTGTACTTTGTCTTGGTGATAGTAAAGACCTAACTCTACTGGACCTTTTGTATGGATGGCTGCTAGGTAATTATATGTAAATCCTAAATCATCGTCCGTTACGTTGTGCGCAGTAAACATTAGTTCTTTGCTATAATTGTACATGATACCATAGTCTTTACGAGTATTTTCTTTGTCTTCCCATTGCTCATATCCTAAACCAATTGGAATGCCCATACGATGTAATGATGTACCTACTGACATACCTGTTTGTGTTTCACCATCTTCAGTATCAATTCGCATATATGATACATCAACAATTTTTGCACGAGCGGTTACGCCATAGTACATTGCTTTTGTTTCTGGATCCCAACCAACTACACCACCATATGGCATATTTCGTTTTAAACGATATGAGTTAAATTCAAACTCGTCGTTATGATCCCATCCACCGAACGCTAATACTACTTTTTCTTGGTGGTCAATGCGAGAATTTTGCTTTGTGATAATAACTGGCGCACCAATTTTTGCTGTCTTAGCAAATCCTAAACGCTGTGCGTCTGTTTCACCGACATATAGTCTTGCTCCACCAATACCTAAGCCCATTTGCTTTTCAGTAATAGTATTATCCTTCGTACGATCTAAAGCATAGTTTGTATCAAACCGTGCAGAGAAACCAGCCCAACTTGCTAATGGATGCTCGAGGTCTGTTTCATACCCTGCCATTGCTTCAAATCGAGTGTCTACATGACCTTCTGTATTTGTGTCGTCAATGTAGATTTCAAATGTACCATTAACAAAGGGCCCATCTTTTACTTCTGCATGGTCATGTCCACCAGCCATGGCACCTGATGCCATAAGTGATGCAATAATAGTACTTGTAAGTGTTTTCATTTTATAATCCTTTATTTTAACCAACCGATTTTTTTACCGGCTTCAATACGACGTTCGGCTTCAGCCTGTGATCCTGGGTAACGCCATGCCCAAAAAACTATAAGTGCAAAAGTAATAAACATATATAATGTTGCTTTCTCATTACCTGTACCAAAGTACATAAATGCTAATGATGTTGACATAACGCCAACCATTGCCCATTTTGCTAAGGTTGGATAAACTCTGTATTTTGACCAGTTTTTAACAAACGGACCAAACTTTGGATGATTCATAATCCAACCATGTAGCCTATCACTTGACTTTGCAAAACAAAATGTTGCGCCTAAGATTGGTGTACTCCAAGGTAGTCCGGGTAGTATTACACCGAGGTAAGCTACGCCGACTAATAGAATTCCAAGTGTAAACCAAAAAGCTTTTTTAATTCTAGTCATGTTATTTTCCTTTTTACTGAAGAATGCATTTTCTAATTGATTCATTTCAATACTTCTTTCAGCGCTTCAACTAATTCTACCATCATTATATCGGTATGGTATGGAGTAGGTGCGATACGTAATCGCTCGGTCCCTTGTTCCACTGTTGGAGAATTAATTGGTTGTATGTATATACCGAATTCGTTTATTAATCTATCCGAAGCTTCTTTACATTTAAACGCATCATTGACCATCACTGGTATAATGTGAGTACAAGCGTTTGGATGGATATTTATTCCTGCATCAATAAGCATGCCTTTGAGTTTGGCTACACGTTCTTGATGTTTTTCTCTAAGAGAGTTGTGGTCCTTTAGATAATTTATACTGGCGAGTGCCCCAGCGCATATAACTGGTGACATACTGGTAGTGAATATGAAACCGCTCGCTGTGGACCTAATAGCGTCAATAATTGTTTGATTACCTGCAATGTAACCTCCTTGGACGCCATAAGCTTTTCCCAATGTACCGTTCACAATGTCGATACTGTCAGAATATAAGTTTAGCTCTTCACAATACCCAGCGCCTGTTTTACCATAAAGACCTACTGCATGGACCTCGTCTATATAAGTCATTGCCTTATATTTATATGCCAGCTCAACTATAGATTTTATAGGTGATACATCTCCGTCCATAGAGTATATTGACTCAAATACAATTACTGGATTAAGTTTACGTTTAAGTGCCAGTTTAAGTTGAGTTTCCAAATCAGACATATCATTATGTTCAAATATTAGTTTCTCTGCTCTACTATTTACCATACCCATAATAATTGAAGCATGGTTTTTGCTATCAGAAACAAAACATATATTTGGTATAATTTTAGATAAGGCTATAAGTGACCATTCATTAGCAACATATGCGCTTGTAAATATTAATGCCGATTGAGTTTTATGTAAAGATGCTATCTCTCGCTCTAATGTAACATGGTAATGTGATGTTCCACCTATATTACGAGTACCACCTGATCCAGCACCTGTCTGATCCAAAGCTGTATGCATTGAATCAATAACATATGGATTTTGACCCATACCTAAATAATCATTAGAACACCAGTTCACTATGTTTTTTGGAGCATACTTGCCATACCAGATTGAACGAGGGAAAGACCCTCGCTCTCTAAGTATATCGTTGAAGACTCTGTATCTGCCATCGGCTTTAAATTCTTCAACTGTATTTTCAAAATATTTCAAGTATTTCATAAATTAAGCTTCACATGCCGCGCAATCTGCGCCCATAGAAACGCGTTTACGAGTTAACGATTGAGCCGCTGACATTGAGTAAGCGTAATATAAACTTTTCACACCCATTTCATTTGCATATAGATATAAAGCGTTAATATCTTTAACTGTCATATCTGGGTCAAGCATTAAGTTTAAACTTTGAGATTGGTCAATGTATTCTTGTCGAATAGCAGCTTGGTCAATAATAGTATTTGGACTAATTTCTGAAAATGTTTTAAATACTGCGCGTTCGTCTTCAGTTAAAAACTCAAGGTGCTGAACTGAACCGTCGCGATTTTTAATTGATTCCCATACATCTGGTGTATCTTGTTCTTTTTCAATTAATAATTCTTTTAGGTATGGATTACGAATAGTAACTTTCATTTTCGCCAAATCTTTAACATAAGCGTTAGAGAATTCTGGCTCAATAGACTGTGATACTTGACCAAGAATAAAGCTTGATGATTTTGTTGGAGCAATAGCCATCGTTGTAGTATTACGCATTCCATAACCTTCAAGTAATTCTGGTTCACCTAATGTTTTAGCCATTTGACGAGAAGCCTCATATGATTTTTCCTGCATCGTTTTGGCAATCTCGAGGTTTAACTGAGCTGCTTCTTTTGACTCAAAGGAAATCATTTTAGATTGCAGATGAGAATGCCAACCTAAAATACCAGCACCAAGGGCACGGTGTTTCATAGCAAAATCACGAGCACGTTTCATATATATTTGACCAGCAGTCTTACGAACAAACTCTTCACATACTGTATCAAGGAACATAGTCAATGTTTCAATAGCGTCTGTTTCTTTAATCTCATCCCAATGTAAAACATTAAGAGACGATAATACGCATGTAAATGTTTCCTCGTGTGAAGATGGCAATGCGATTTCAGCACACATGTTTGAAGCGTGTACTCGCATATCCTTATCTTTATATACTTGTGGTCTACCATCGTTTACATTGTCTGAGAATAAAATATATGGGAAACCAATTTCAGAACGACGTTGTAATACCTTTGCCCATAGTCTACGCTTATCAGGATCGCCAGCTTTCATTTCATCAATAAATTTATTACTAACATTGATACCTGTTGTCAACCCTTGGATAGGATTACCTTCTGTACCAATATCCAAAAACTCATCAGCGTCTGGATGTTCAATATCTTGGTAAGCAGCAAAGAAACCACGACGTACTGAACCTTGTGATACAACTGACGCTAAGGTATCATACATTTGCATAAAGTGTACTGAACCTGAAGACTCACCTGAGTCTCTAATACCAGCACCACGATGCCTGATTGCTCCAAAGTAACCTGATGTACCACCACCGTTTTTCATTAACATACCATTTTCGGCATGACCAAACAAAATAGCTTGCATACTATCATCAATGTACGAACCAAAACACGATACTGGCAGCCCACGCTCTTTACCGTAATTAGCCCAAATAGGAGATGCTAGTGAATAAAATCCACGACTCATATAGTCATAAAATTTATCAGCAAAGCCATCATAAGAAGCTTTACCTGTTTTTGTTTTTGCCATATCCTTTAGGTACCATTCAGCTTTATCAGCAATGACACGAATGCGGTCTTGTGGCTTTTCTTTTTCTTCTAGATAACCGCGCGACAAAAATGTACGCGCATCATCGTTTAGCCAATAAAATTTCTTGTATTTTTTCATAATATATCTTTCTAAAAGAGGTCGTCTTCGGTGAAGGCTTTTGTTTTCTTTGAATAAGCGGTTGAACGCTTGACGAAAAAGTCAACATTTTTAGTACTTAGGATTTCTTCTACAAACCAGTCAGTACTTGCGACTGCCTCTTCGTCTACCTCATATAAAGGCTTCATATCAATTGCTTTCAACGATTGATTAAAACGATGCTTTAAGAATTCTTTCACTGTTGCTTTTGGTAAAAAGTCTAGATCGTGGTCGGCATAAATCCAATCAACGATAGCAGACTCTGCTTTGAATGCGTCACGGCAAAGACGGTTAACTTCGTTGTTACTATCTTTATCGAACCAATCCGGGTTTTCTTCTCTAATAATATTCACTAACTCAAAACCAAACCGAGCGTGAATATCTTCTTCTTTTGATGTAGCTTCAACGGCGTTTGAAATACCTTTGAGTACATTCTTATGTTTATTGAAAGCCATCATAATAAGGAATTGACTAAACAACGAAACGTTTTCCACAAACATAGAGAATAGAATAATTTTGTGGAAATAATCTTTATCATCTGCCGGTGCACCGATTGATTGCTCGAGATAGGCAATACGCTTTTTCATAGCCGGTACTTCGACTACTTTCTCAAACTCTTCGTTAAGACCCATAATTTCAATTAGATTTGAATACGCATCAGCATGACGCACTTCTGACTCGCCAAACGTAATACCTACTGCAGCTACTTCTGGCTTAGGGAAACGATCGCCAATCTTTGCCCAAAATGTTTTAACCGCAACCTCAATCTGAGAAATAGCCAACATGGCTTTCTTTACGATTTCAACTTCTGGCTCTGTCATTTTAACTTTCATATCTTGGATATCTGACGAGTAATTAAACTCTGTATGTACCCAATATGAATGACGAATAGCATCAGTAAATTCTACCAGCTGAGGATATTCGTATGGTTTTAGACTCGTGCGTTTGCGAAAGATGTCAGGTTTATTGTTATAACGAAACAAGATATATTCACGCGCCAAATCGTGTAATCCCATATCCATAATAACATTTTCAACTGTCTTGTGAATAGTATCAACGTCTACGATAACGTCAGTTGATTCGTTGTTGATGGTTTCAACCACCTCTGAAGTAATTTCACTTGATAAGTTTTTACTCCTAATTCCAATACCTTTCATTGCTTTATCTACAGCATACGTAATTTTATTTTTATCGAAGTCCTTAGTGGTCCCGTCACGTTTAGTTACATAATTAACTAGTCTAGGTAATTCTATTACATTTGAAATTGATTGAGTGTTTTCTAACATCCTTGGCGCCTCTTATATGTTAATGTGTACAAACAACACGGCACCCATAAGGCACTATATTGCTTATTCTAATTGGATATTCATTGACCGCTGAAGTCAACTGGTAGCTGTATTTATAACTTACTATACCATATATTGACGCAAATGTCAATAAAAATAAGTTATTTTTGGAAACATTATTTTTCAATAAAATTTTCCATGGAAGGAAATATTTTGGTAATGGCTTCGGCGCAAGCCACGGCTATTTCCATATGTTCTTGTTGTGTTCCATTGGACGATCGTAGTTCAATGTAATGGATCCATGAACGAATAGAACCTTGCATATATAAACGACTTGGTGTATTACCTTCAGGTAAAATAGCACGAGCTTGTTCTTTTGCGATACCGTTTTTAATAGCCCAAGCATATGATTGCATTGCTTCGCTCCAAACCTTTCGTTGATGAACTTCCCAAGCCATATGCAGAGAAACATCATCAGTCATAACACTGTTTTGACGGTTCTTTGGATCTTGCAATCGAGCCTTACGAACAACCATTTTACTATCTAAGTCACGAATATCGGCATAGCGTTGACTAAACTCTTGGAATGCAAATGAACGGTGGCGTAACATTTGGCGAGCGATATCACGAGTGGTTTCAATTTCCAATGTTGCATTAGCCATTTCAAATGGAGACCAATGAGAATGTTTTGCCAAATAGTTGAGTAGTTTAGGAGCTGTCTCTTGGTTTAACTGATTGGATGGATTTGATACTCTAGCACAATACGCGATTAAATCCTGTACGTCGTCTAATCCAATAACCGCGTCTTTTACTGGTTGTGAGTATGCAATTAGTTTAGCTTTCATATTACGTATCCTTGTTCGCGGAGGCGGGCTTTCCATGCACCACCTGTTTGTTGTTCTTTAAATTGTAGCTCAAGCCACTCTTTATCTTTTGATGGTTCAAGTGTTTTAATTATAGTTTCTATTAATTCTGGTTTTAAATTAAGTAAGTTCACGATTTTCTCCAATTAGCAAATTTTAATTCAGCTACCAAACCTTGGTAGATATTCTCTTCTATCATTTTTTCAGGATCATACCCTTTCATATAAATGTCGTTTATGTCTTTTGCAGGAACGTTTTCTGGCCAAATACAAACTTTATAACCAGCCTTGATTACCTTTTCCATGCGATCACAAATTTCTTTATTACGAGGTTCAGCATCAAATACATATATGGCGTTTTCACTTGCAGAGTTACCATTGCCTTCAGCACCATTCATAGAGATAGCATTCTCGAGGAACATACTGTCTATGGCGCCTTCAACAATATAATAAGGTTGGTTGAAATCGACTTTGTCCAAACCAAAAATCTTTGGCCTTTCTTCAAACAATATAGTTATATATCTAATTCCATCAGGATCAAATCCACGCGCTGATACACCAAAACAATTACCACGTTCATCAAGGAATGGTATGATTAAACGCGGCTCATCTTTTTTAAAATTTGGAAACTTGTTTGGTATTATACTATTGATCCATGTTTTAAACTTAGGAGCATAGTATAAACGATAATGGTGACTTGTAGGGATTTTGCGTTGTTCAATATAATACTTGACTGGGTGGTCATGTTTTAATTGACTAACTTTTTTGATTTTGGAAAGAGGATTTGTTTTATTAAATGTAGGCGCTTTTGTTTTAAATTTATTATCGTCAACATCTTTTTCTTTGGTATCCTTGATAGTATTATTGGCTTTACCTACGAACTTGTCAGCAATATAATCGTTGTATAATTGCTGATCTTGGCCCTTTAGAAAGAATGAGAAGCCCTGAGAGGCACCGCAGTTGTGGCAATAATATGAAAACTTATTATCACGTTCCAACAGCCATCCACGAGCCTTAGATCGACTCTTTTGTGAGTCACCACAAATGGGACACCGAAAATTAATTTTATAAGGATTTGTGTTACGTATTTTAAAATTATCGAGTCTACCAGATAACATCTGAGCATACTGAATATCAACAAAATCTACCATTATATACTTTCCATATTGAATATAAACATTATAACATAAAAGATAATAATGTCAACCGTTATTTTAATATATCACAGATTTAATTGTATGTCAACCAAATAGATCAGGCCAAGACCATTTAGCAAAGAAAAACATAATAACACCACTTACGCCCATAATATAATAGCGCCAGTTTTCCAATGTTGAAATCTTTTTTGTTTGGTCGTTAATACGAGAATGCAAACCGCGTTCCATTATTTCGAGCTTTTCAAGTATTTCTTTATTACTCATAGCTCGTTTTTCAGCGTTGTGCTGAGCAAGTTTTTCATGGTCAGCACGTGACGATCGCCTATATTCTTCGAGTCTATCGCTCAATACTTGTAAACGCAAATCTTCATTGCGTCTTGTTTCATCAACTGTTCTTTCAATTTCTTCAAGCTTTTCTTTAGTAAAAGCAATTACTTCTGATTGAACAGCTACGTTCTTGCTAAGGTCAACCATAACATCCATTGATGTTTCAACCTTGTTAAAGAACTTTTGAATTTGTTTAATATCACTTTGTATTAAGCGTATATCGGTTTCCCAATTTTTTTCTGTAGCCAAAATATTATTCCTTTAATGCCTTTTGATAACGGAGGCTAGTGGCGAACTCCATGATTAATTAATCACTTAAAATAATATAATTTGTATACGTTATTATTTATCGACCAATGCCTCTTCATAATAGACAATTATTGCTTTTTGTTCATTTATATATCGTCTCATTTCGCCAATACCAATAGCAAGGTTCTCATAACCTTTTGAACTAATAGCAAACACTACAAAATTACCTGTTTTACCTTTAAGTTCTTCTACCTTTTCATCAAGGTTTTCTTCGGTAATAACCATCCATTCCATAGGAGGAAAGTCAACTAAAGGTGGTCTCTCTTGTATTGGGATATTTTGTTTTTGATATTCAGTCTTCGTTACTACTACTGGTTCCGGCTGGCTCAGACACCCCGTCAGTATCATCAACATCGGAAGGAGGAGTAGTATCTTCGGCGATTTCATCAATAAGTCTGTTAACTGCATTCTGTACTCTTTCTTCTAAATCTACAGGGTCAGTTAATGCTTCCATATCTAAGTCAATGCGAGCAAATTTGTTACGCAATGTATTTAAATACTCACGCGACTCTGCTAATTGTTTTGTAAGATTTTGGTTTAATTTTTCGTTGCGCTGGGCATCAGCGACCATTGTGTCCACGGTATTTTGTAATGTTTCAGTAGCCGCTACTAGTTTAACGTTATTGGTCCGAAGAACGCTTATCGTTTCCTCAGACCAATCGTAATATTGTTTGGCACCATATCCTACACCTGCAAATAAACCACAGACGATAATTAATAGATATAGTTTAGCCATCCTGACACCCTATTACTTTGAGCAATATGATGCGTATAGACCTTCAAATTTTCCTTTTGAACAGCCATACTTTTCTTTCATCTTACCATACATTTCTGTTTTTGTGCAAGATGCATTTAATTTTTTCATGTCAGCGCCGATTTTGTCGTCGTCCGAGTCATCATCATCGTCGTCGTCCGAGTCATCGTCGTCATCATCATCGTCGTCGTCCGAGTCATCGTCGTCGTCTTTTGCTTCTTCTAAATCTTCTTCTAAAGCTGATTTATATTTTTCTTCTAAAGCAGCGGCGATACGTGATTGCATTTCTTCTGCGAATGCGTCTTTCATTTCCAATGGATTTTTATCCAACGCTTCTTTGATAATTTTTTCTAAAGACATTTCTATCTCCTTATTGTTAGATTTAATATTTCTATACTGTATTTATAATTATTTAAACATCTTACTTTGAGTTGAAGGACCAACAATACCATCGGCGACTAAACCGTTGCTATTTTGCCATTTTTTTACAGCGACAAGGGTTCCAAATCCAAAATCACCATCAGCGGCAACACCAATAGCTTTTTGCATTTTCTTAACATCATCGCCTTTCATACCCTTGCGTAGAGTACGAACAGAAGCAGATGCTTTCGTTGTTTTAGGTGCCGGTACTTTACCACCAAGGATTGCTAACGCTTCGTCCCAACGACGGTTACGATCTTCTAATCCAATTGTACCACCATTAATTTTTTTGGTTAAACCTTTATTGTCACCTTTGTCAGCCCACTTTTCTAATTTATTAGTAGACCAAAACCAACAAGCAGACTCGAGAGCGCCTTTTGGTGTTGATACATATTCAGCAGCTTCCTCAGCACTTATGTCGATTGAACTTCCAAATTGTGCGTAATTATTTCTTCCTGTAAGCTGCTTGATACCTCTACCCCTAAAGAGCCAGCCATCGCCGGGATTAACGTTTCCCAAGGCTCCTCGTTTAGATCTAAACTCATCTTGGTAGACATAGTTTGCGATTTTTTCTTGGTCTCTTGCATATTCTTTTGCATCACGTTTTCCTTTTCCAAAATAACGACCAAACACTGAGTTCAATGCTTTTTCTGAATAATTAAGATTTTCTACTAAGCGGGTAAAGTCTAATGACTCATGTGCACATTGTGCCATAAAGCCAGCGATACGATTATTTGTATTGATTTCATATTTTTCAAACATTGGAACCGCTGCTTCGTACCAAGCTTCAGGTTCTTTATTTGAAGGAATCATTGCGCTAAATTGTTCTAAAGTAATCACTTATTTGTCTCCCATTATATCTCTTAGTCTTTTCTTTTTTGAACTCTTATTACCTGACGTCCATTTCTTTTGTCCTGCTTTAGACATATGACCGCCATCCATACCAGCTATATTTCCACCACTAACATTATTTACTGGCTCTTCTTGTATTTCTGGTTTTGCATCAATGTTATTCTTTTGTCTAAATGATTTTAAATCAGACGAAGCTCTTTCTCGTCTTTTCTTGGCATCCAAAGCATCTTTAACATTTTGAGTATGGAGTTTATCAACGTCCATTCCACGCTTTGCTAACTGCTGTTTAAATCTTGCTCTGCCAAATGCTTCATTTTTTCTATTGACATTCTCTGCAAGTGTGGTATAATAGTTATAACTACTAGAAAATAATTCTAATGATTCATCTAATTGATCGTCAGTCATATCTTCGTTTAAAAACATATCATCATCAGTAAATGCCTTATATTCTCTAATCAAAAAGAGAGCAGCCGCGTATGATGCTAGTTTTGAACTACCGCCTGGGACTTTGGCAAGTAATTTTTTAAGGTTAGCAATCATGCGATCAAAGATACGCCATGCTGCACGTTGTTTTTTAGTATTTAAATCTTTTGATTTAATTAGTACCTTACCATTTTTATCAATAATGCCTTCTTTGTATGCATCCCATTTTTCAAATGGAGTTGCTAGACGACGGATAAATTGGTATACTAAAAATAGATCTACTACCATGTTTATATTCCTTTTAGCAGTTCGCTAATGTATTTATCTGATTCTATACTATCTTTATGTATGACATAGTCGTCGTAAGAAACGACACTAGGCATAAAGTTTAAATATACCACAAATGGTTTCAAAAATTTGTGATATTCATGTAGTTTCATAAAAAGCATGTTAGTTGCTTCTGGTCCAAAGATATTGTATATAACGATCAAGTGATTCAGAATCAGCCTTTCTTTCAAATCATTATCTTGTTTGTATCTACCAAATAGTTTACGTAAATACTGAAATCTCTTCAAGTCCTCATAAAATTCGACGGTATCGGTACAATTTGGATTGTCGTAATACTTCGAAGCAAATAACAGAAAGGTTGATTCTGTTAATATCATAATGTTTTATGTATCTTCAACTACTGCATCGTCGCCTGTACCACTAACACCTAAGTCGCCAACATCAGCGTCTGCACATGTTCCGCCCTTCATTGGTACTAAACATTCCGCAAAATGACGGCTGTTTGCTGTGTGATATGACCACCAACCTGGACCTGTAAGGCCTTTAGCTCGGTTAGATGCTAGTGCTGCTTCTTCGTCAGAAACGAAAACTGCGTTATCTTTGTCGTTTGATTTGTTTGGATTAGAAGCGGTAGCTGACAGCCATTTTGGTGCTGACGCTGCGTTATCTAGTTTTGCCCATGATCCCATTGTAGTTCTCCTTAATGAGGTTTATTAATTACTTGGTTTTGGTCTATTCTGAGTTTGTTTCAGCTTAGCCTTGTGTCTGGCTATAGTTTTCTTTAATCTAATAGATTGTCTATCAGCAAGCTTTGCCTTGATATTATTTCTTCTTTTATCTTGTATATTAGCTAATGTAGACTTAAGTTTGTCGTTTTTAGCTTGTGCTTTGTCAGCTTTAGCCGCGGCCGTGCCACGAATGTTACCTTGTTTATTCATTAACGCGGTTTTTGCTAATGTTTTAACACCTAATCCTGCAAGCTTTGAAAGTCCATATGCAGCCTTTGCTGTGCCACCAATAACTTTACCAGTATTACTTAATAATTCCTGAAGTTCCGCCTCAGTCATATTTTCTAGTTGTTCTATGGTAATATTATTTTCGTTAATAATGTCAATAACAGCTTCATTTATTGATTGTTCTATCGATTCATAAGATTCGGCTTTATTCTTATAAGGAGCTGGTTTACCAGTTAATGAATTTGCTTTTGGATCTTTTCTTACAAGACCTTTTGGATCTTTTAAGTGAATGTCAGAATCAGTTGTACGCTTAATTTCTGAACCAATACCTTTATGACGCTTATCAAATCTTTTTTGATGTTTATCTTGAGCTGCCTTTGTTGCTGATCCATAATCTCCACCACCAGGCATTCTTTTATTAGCTGACTGCTTGTATTGCTTTACGGCTTTTTTCTTATAGCTCTTTAAAGTAGCAGGAGATAACTCGTCAAGTTGATTTGTTGATTCATATTTGGCAGCAGGGTCACCTTTAGTTACCGTATGAGGTTTACCGTTAATGTGTACAATGGCATTACCATTCTTATCTACATTACCATTCCATATTCCAGCCTTGTGTGCTTTACGGGCAGCTACAACCTTTGGGTGTTTAGGATCAAATGATTCTTTTACTGCATTACAATTACAGTGAGCGCAATCAGCAGGGCAATCACAATCTTCTGCTTTTACATCAGCACCGCAGCATTTATCAGAACAATGTGTATCCTTCACTTCGTTAAAATGATTTCTAAAGCTTTTCATTTCGTATTCCTTAAATATTATTCTTTATTTTCTTTATTTATAAAAAAATTACCATTTGACCTTATCAGCCCAGTATGCAGCTGACATTTTACCTTTAGCAATATTTTTACCATGGCGAGCCTTAAATGATTTACGTTTCGCTTTCATTTTATCAGACTCACCCTTTTTAGGCTCGCCTGCAGTCGAAGCACCTTGCTCACCAAAACGAATAGTCTTTATTTTGTCGCCGTCTTTAGCAACAACAATATGACTTTTAGTAGGATGCGAAGGAGTGCCTTTGGCTTTGTTAAAACCTTTTACACCAGCTCGAGCTAAACGTGGATCTTTTTCTTCTGATACATTATGAGCTACTTTATGAGTAATTTCAGTATCTTTTTTTACATGGTTCATACCAGTTTTATTGCTATGATAAGTGTCTTTATCAAAATCACCTTTCATTTTATATACACTGTATTTTCTACCCGGAAACTCTTTCTTTAACGCCTTAGCACCTTTTGTAGCATCTTCCGGAGTTTTATATGCTGCACCTCCATGTTCACCTTTTTGACCACCAAGTTTAGTACCAAATCTTTTATCCTTTGGATCAGTTGAACCATGTTTTACATTTTGCTTTGCTCGATTAGCGATTGCATCATAGGATCTCGTATGTCCGATAGTATATAATTCACTAATATATGTTTTAAAACTTTTCATGTGTTTGCCTTTGCGTGATCGTTATATGTGCCATGTCCACCGCCGGGATGGTTTGTTTCAGACTGATCATGTATTTTAAAATGGTGTAGAGTATGTCCGCATGATGTTTTATGACTTTTAATATGTTTTAATTTAGTTCCAGCTGGGACCACTGATTCTTTTTCACCTGATCCTATTTTACCTTTTTTTGTTTTACCGTCTATATAAACCGCTTTATCTTTTTTATCAGCATGTATTGCTACAACATGTCTATTAGACTTAGAAGATTTATGGCCAGCAAAATCACTAGCTACTTTATGGTCGTGTGATGTCGATAAGTGCGCTGGACTATGAACTATTCCTTTTGAAGATTTTTTAGCCGCTGCTCCAAAATCGTGTGATGTTCCATGATACAATGTTATTTTTTTACCAAGAGGTTTAGAATGTTTCATAATTGTATGGTGCATATGGCCGTGGCTTTCAAATCCGGGCTCATGTGCTTCGCCATAATGATGATGCATATCATGTTCAATTATACTATGTACCTCGTGGTGCTTTAAACCTTTTTTATGACCTTCGAGCAATTTACTATTAACTCCACCTGAATAACTTTTAAATTGTTTAATTGATCCGGCATCATGCGCATGTTTATGTACATCAGCAGAATGTTTCTTTAAATATTCAGTATGATCCTCTTTATTATGTTCAGCTGCATGATCGTCCAAAGATTTTTCGTGGTCAGCAGCTTCATTTACTGTCTTTTTTTTATTTAGACTTGGTCGCTTAGTCCCAGGACGATTATTACTAGTATCATGGTCAATGCTTACAGTGCCGTCTTTGTTTTTATAAAAACCTTTTGGTACTTCGCGTTCTTGTGCATGTTTCTTAAAACTTTTCATTTCATCAATTTCTTTATTGCTGCCAACGCTTTTTTACCGTCGGGATGGTTTGGGTTAATACCTACAGGCTCGCCATTTATGAGCTCAGATACATTCACAGATTTACGCAAAGCCGTAATCGCTTTATGTAAAGGATCTTTTGCGTTATATTTAGTTTCAAATCCTGATTTACCGCGCACTTCAACCCAAGATTTTTCTTTACTATCTTTTATTTTTAAGACGTCTTCACGCTTACCTCTAATAAGTTTAAGTTTAATACCTTCTGACATATATTGTTTAAAACTATACATACTCTTTAATCTTTTTTTCAATCGCTGAAATGATTTTATTGTGAGTCTTACTTAAATATCTATCAGATCTTAAACGTTTTATTGCTAATGTAGTGTCTGCAGCATATTTTTTCTGGAAAGCTGCTGGTCGTGTATCAATATCCTGTACGTTTGCTAATCTATCAGCAAGTTTAATAACTAAAGACCAACTTGACATCTTAGCCATTTTATTAGCAATGTACTCGCCTTTACCGATAGCATCAGATGCAGCTTTATCAGTAGTTAATTCTTTAACCATATCAGCCACGAGAGCACCAAACTGTTTAACTAAATCTGCATATGTAGTATCAGTATCTTCAATAGTATCGTGCAAGTACGCCGCTTGTACTAATGCAGAAAGGTTATTAGATTTTTTAAACTTTTTCACAAATCGCGCAACTTCTTTTGGATGTTCAATATATTGACCGCCGCTTTTACGTGTTTGACCAGAATGGGCCTTTGTCGCGACCCTAAGTGCCGTTAGGGCGCTTTCATTAAGATCGTGTGATGTGAATTCTTTAAATCTTTTCATTAGTGATGCCCACGGTATTTAAATGTTTTACTATAATCTGCTACTTGTTGTTTTTTATCATATTCACCGTAACGATCATGTTTAAACTGACCTCGGTAAATAATAAGTTCTTTTACCCATGCCTTTGGCGAAAGAGTTTCAGCCCATACGAACTCTCTACGCCGAGGGTCCCAAACTTCCAAATTCCATTCACCTCTATGACGTTCACCATCATCAAGGAATTTTGAAACTCTGTACTTACCCTTAGCCTTTGGAAATTCAATAGTTTGAGCGCCGCCCTCTCCCATAGAAGTATCTTTTTTCCATTTAGGTGGTCTATCTACCGCCTCGTTTAAATGCGCCTTAAAACTTTTCATCATAGTATTCCTTACTTAAACTTTAAATATGGTTTGAAATTATACATTTGTTTTGAATTATCAGCCATACCATTTCTGTTATGCATAAACTGACCACTTACAATACATTTATGTTTAACGTATTCTTTGCCTTTAAAAATATCAATATCTTCCCAGTCTTTTCTATTAGCATTCCACACATAAAACTTATATTCGCCTTTATGTCTATACCCGTCAGGTCGATATTTTTCTATTTTATATTTAGCCTTAGACTTTGGAAATTCAATTTCGCTTTCATCATCGTTTATTTTCTTCCATTTAGGTGGACGAGACGGTTTAAGCTCTTCGTTTAGATACGTTTTAAAACTTATCATGCTTTCATTTTTTAAGTGTTTATGGAACGTGTCTCGAGCAGCACTATCAGAATGCGTAACCTTTATCCTAGATCCAGATTTATTTTTAGTTGTATTAATTTTATTACCAGTACCTTTAAGTTTTGCTTTAAGAGTTTTGGCATGATCGTGTGATGTTGTTAGTCTAGACTCTGTACCACCATGGTCTAGTGGTCGGTGACTTCCGTCCATATATTCCTGATGAGTTTTATGTGTAACACTATGATTTCCAATGGTGTGTTTAGTATCAGCATGCTTATGAGCTGGTTCTTTATTTGCGTCGTGCATTGTCGCATGTTTTCTGTGAAATACTACGGTTGAGTCATGGTCCTTAGAAAAGTCATGTGAATGATAATCTGAGTGAGTATGTCCATGATAACCAGCCTTCTTGAGCATTTTTGTTGCTGGGTGGTTATGTACTTCTTTATGGTTTGGATTGCTAACAAGATCAGTGTGATAATCTTTCATACTATGACCATGCTTTTTAAATAAGGCTTTAACCTTTGGGTCTGTATGATGAGCAACGTTCTTTACTTTTACCTTATAGGTATGAGCTTTACCATGTTCTTGTTCATGGTTTTTATGCCAACCTGCAGCTTGGTGAGCATTATGAGATAACCACATAGGATGCTCTGGGTTTTTACCCTTACCTGCATTGTGCTTATCAGTATCAATTTTACTAGCACTTGTATGATGGTGATCGTGCGAAGAGTCAGCACTTTCTGCTATATAGCATTTAAACCTAATCATCGCGCCATTTCTCCGGATAAATTTTTCTTTGCTCAGTTTCCCATGCATTCCAAGCTTTACCTTGTTTACTAGATTTCCATTCTCTACCATTTAATTTATAGTTTTTACTACGTTGACTAGTCATTTCAGCAGCTTTTCTCATAACAGATAAATGGTCGCCTGCGTCGTTTTCTTCGCCATATATTTTGGCTATTTTAGAATATTTACTAAACCACGTATTAGTCTTTCTGGTAGAACCCGGAAATGCAAGTTCCGCATACTGATAGCTTTCTAGGTGACTATACATTAAGTGAGCATATATTAAATCATTATCAGTTACGTTTTTTGTTGGTAACTTTAATAATTTAACCTTAGGCTTAATAAATTCTGTGCCTGTTATTTCATGGTATTTTGCCATTGACTTAACAGTATATTCAGTCATATATCGTTTAAAACTTAACATATTAACCGCCAAACTCGTGGCCAGCAACTCTTTTCATTTGCTTATTAAACTCAGCTTGAGATGGTTTTTCTTTATATAATTTAATAGAAAGGTTTGCTTTATCTTTACCTTTGATGCGCCATTTGTGACCAGCCTCTTTATGTTCAGGACTAGTTGTTTTAACTACACGACGTTTATAACCAGCTTCCCAAGTTTCAGAACCTTCACTTACATCGTTTGATTTCATATAATCTCTAACAGTATCAATGTAATCGGTTGCTTTTGTAATTTTTGATTGAACCCACTCAGGCATATTGTCATCATCTTTAAGCATACCATGTAACTCTTGTGCAGCATCAATCATAGTCTTTAATTGATTTTTTGACATGCCACCTTCGTTATCGTATTCAGCATCTTCATTCTTAGGTACGCAATTAGGAACCATTTTGTTTCCTTTTTTCTTCATACCAACTTGTTTATGTGAGTCCCAACAAGCTTCTTCCATTGGAGTATCAGACTTAAGAGTTTTAACTAATTCATCAGTACCAATATCGCCGGCGCCTGCTTTTGATTGAATGTGTTGTTTAAACTTTTTCATTCTTTGTTGTCCTTCTTTTTTCTTAGCATTTTACGAGTAAAATGTGCTGCGCCTCGTTCACGTCGTTTAATTCTGTCACTATGTGATTTTATTTTTTTAGCGTCATCAGAAGCGCCCTGTACGTTTCCACGCATTCTGTTGGCTGCCTGTGAACCTACCGTGCGTTTAAAACTATATTTTGCATCTTCTCTATCTTTTATGGCTTTATTAGCATAGTTAGCAAGAGTATCCGTTCCTAACTCATTAATATTTGATTCTTTTTTACCAAGAGATTTCACATGGTTTTCAGCATCTTTTTGATTTGGAAACTCTTTAAAGTATTTACGATCATGTGTATGTACCGCAAACGTTGCTGTACTTTTTCCAGCTGCACGAGATTTTTTCGTAGTTGGATTATATACTTTAGTAATCTTATATGTTTCTTCAAGTTCTACTTCTTCTTTACGTACTTTAGCAGCCAAGTCTTTATCAGCTTTACCCCATGTACCAGAAGATTTAGTAATAAAAGAATTAACTCTTGCATGGCCCCATTGCTCTGGCGTAGTTCCCGGTCTATGACCAGTTTTCCAAGCAGCAACACCGCGGTTATATACTTGTTTTAACACACCTTGCGGCATACCAGATTTCTCAGATTTTTTAGCCAGAGATTTATCAGCAGCATCTTCTTTAATATATGATTCTGTTGATTCCATTAAGTCGACAATATCTTCGCCAATCAAATCAGTATCTTCCTGAAGTTTTGGCTTATACATTTTGAAACGCTTATCAAAATTTGGCTTGCCATTTTTATCTAAAAGCATATGAGGGCGTTTACCTTGACGTTGTCCCCAGATATGGCTTTCTTCCAACTCTTCAGTATAACCCATTGCACGAGCTTTTTTAGTATGCTTTGACTCTTTAGTCTTTGCTTCTTTATCTCCAGGAGCTGGTTTATATGCAGATGCATCATTGTCAGCCTTTTTGCCATTACGCTCAAAATGATCCTCACGATCGTCTTTTTTATCCTGAGCTACACCTGTATAATATTTACCAGTTTTTTCTGACATAAAGTTTTCAAACTTTGTATCTAAGTCTTCATTTTTACGTTTAAGAACTGCGGCAACTTGAGGGTGGTCAGATAAACCTTTTGCAATTTTGTTGATAGTCTTAACCGCGCCTGACATGTTATTACCATATTTTTTATCAGCGGCAATGCCTACTGCCATTTTTACATGTGTTGGGTTATGAGCTTCTGCCACAAAGTTTTCAAATTGTACGTTTAGACTTTCGTTCTTAGATTTATTCATGTTTCGTTTACGTTCGCGTTCTTTAATTTTAACTTTTGGTAATAGCTTTCGAGCCATTGCATCTAATCTTTGTTTAGAGAATTTAGCAACACGTTTATCAATTACAATCTTTTCACCAGACGACATATCAGCATATCGTTTATTTTTTGCAAAACGGTTTTTAAGATTTATGATTGCTTGTTTACGAGCACGTTTCTTAAGTACTTGCATGGTTGCAGTTCGTCGAGCGGCTTTTTCTCTACCACGTTTCATTTTAAATCTGTTTTTACGCATCCTAATGCCAATAGCTCTTCGTTGCATACGATCTAAAACTTCGTCAAGCTCTGCCGTATCCTCTACAAAATCTTCAATGTTTTCAAATTCATTATCGTTATCTTCTGACATGTTCATTCCCTTTCGCACGTCGGCTAATATCGCGGCTGCGGTTGTTTTTAATTTACTTGGTAATCCGGTTGCAAATTTCTTAACATCATTATCCATGGCAAAGCCACGCATTTTAGTTCCAGACATTCCCTTAACACCTTCGGCATCAGGATCTCTTTGCCCTGCCGATACAACCGTAATATTATTAAATACATATCCAGCTGATGATTTATTATATTTGTTTAGTAATTTATCAAATTCTTTTACTCTGTCAGATCCAACAACTACTATAACATCTTTATGTTTACCACTCAGTTCAGCCATCACCTCAATAATAGTTCGTGCTTTTGATTTAATAACGATTTTACCAAATGCCTTTTGAGCGTATTTAATTTTATCATTATAACTTAGTGGATTTTTGTTTTTATCTTGTGATTGTGAAAGGTAAATATAACCAACACCGCCACTACTTTTGGCTTGACTTGCAACTGCGTTAGCCAATTTTTCATGGCCGACTGTAATTGGGTTCATTCTTCCAAAAGTTATAACAGCTGGTTTGCTTGATGCCATTTCATTTAATGTTGGCTCAACATCGATATATTTTCCTGCGTCAAACCCTTTAAAACTTTGAATTTTACGCTTGCCATCTTTACCTTTTTCAGCAGCCTTTTCTTTCGGCTTTGATTTAGGTTTGACTTCGTCTTCGTCGTTCTTCGGGTCATTAATGTCTTGTGGTTCGTCAACCATAATTAGATCCTACTATTTAATTTAATTCTATTTATAATATTTTTGAAAAGAGGGTATGAATTGATAGTTAACTTGTGCTGATTTACCCCAAATAGTTGACTCTCGCAGCCATC